AGATTTTCTAGCTTGCGTTGTAAGTGTTGTGATTACCTTGCGTATTAATATGATTACTATCATGCTGTAATTAAGATGATGGTAGGTCCATGTTGTGATTACCTTGCGTATTAATATGATTACTATCTAATAGGTTATTTTTGTCTTATTACCAAGTGTTGTGATTACCTTGCGTATTAATATGATTACTATCCCTAACTTATATATCTAGCTGAAAGCTAGATATATAAGTGTCATTTAGGATATAAAAACTACTAAAATAGCTCTTCTTTTGGATGGTATTTGCTAATATTATCAGTTCTAATTAGAGTCCCAAACCCCGAACCAGTGCTATTACCCAATCCATAATTATATATATGTTCAATAAGACTTCTATCACCATATATAGTGAGTGGACAATAGCTAGATTTGTTTCTGATGTTATTTACATAAACATTTATAGTTCTGTTTGATTTGTTATTATGACCAATTTCAATTTTGAAGTCTTTGAAACTTAATCCTTTATTTATCTTAGAAAACTTGGATCTAGTTTGTTCTTCTAAAGCTTTTTCAAATCCACTATCTTTTAATGTTAAAAATCCTAATTTTGTCTTTAGAAGAATACCATTCCTAAGTGTTTTAAAATGATTATATCCACTATAAAAATTTCCAGATATGTAATCAATACCATTTACTTTCATACCCTTTCCTAGATTACCATCTAAATGTAATCCATTTATGACTTTACCGATAAAATCTTCTTTCAACGAACTCACAACAATAAAGCCACCATTTGGAAAATTTACATCTCGTCCACCATTTATAAACACACCACCTTCTAGGTTTGATATTGTATAATCTGATACAGAGTTATGATATTTGTTGTTCTTGCCTAGACATTTATGTATAAATCCATTTACTATTTTCTGGTTATTAATTAATGGTTCAGTGTTTGGAGTAAAACTAATTTTAATTCTCATGTTTTATGTTTTAATGGTTAATAATTTGATTTGATATATCAGATACTTTTTTGTATTTATCAAACTCTCTGCTACTTATATCTTCTTCATCAATGATGCCATCAATAAATACAATACCACCATCTAATATAGTTGAAAATGGCTTCATCACACTCTCCCTTTCTCGTAAAAAGTCATTTACTGGTATTAATATTTCACCATTGTATATTTCAAACTTCTCAATACCACTATTTACCAATATAGGACTTCCATCTTGTATTGATGAAGTTACAGTATTTTTACCAGTCTGGATAGTTCTAACCAATGCTGTTTTACCAAGTCTAGAAATAGCTACAAAAACAGCTTTGACTTTTGTGTCATCTTTTATATTTCTTATCTCTGACTCTATGTCTTTGTAGTTATATTCTAGAATGTTCTTTTTAAGTATTTTTGAAAACTCCTTTACAAAATACCCCCAGGCTAGACCTTTATTATAAGTCATATATTTTCTAACTAGTTCCCAATTCAATTTAATTGATGGATTAAATGAATTGTAGAAAGCTTTCTTAGTTGATATAGTCTCTAGATACTTATTGACCTTATTGTTTTTAAAAACAGGTTTAAACACAGTTTCTACACGAATAAGTGAATTTGACACCAAGTCATCAATTTCACTTATTCTCTTATAAAAGACTTTTCTATGAAGAGGAACAGGTCTCTCACCTAGAAGTACATGAATTGAATTAGACAATTGATGATGTGTTATTGGCTCTACATAAGAAAATAAGTTATTTCTATTAACTCTATGAACTTTAGGTCCAGAATATATAGACTTGTCTTTAGTGCCTTTATTATACCTAAATAATTTGGCATCTTTGAATATTAGTTTAAGATATTCCATAAATTATTTTTATTTCTTTTTAGACTTTAATGCTTTCTCTTCAGCCGCCTCTTTGATTATAGCCTTTTCTTTTTCGATACCTTTATTAATTCTTTCTTCTGTTTTTTCAACTATAACACCACTAACTTCCTCATAAAAATCAAAGGGTTTAAACGAGATATTTTTAATATCTTTCACATTTTTTATATCATCCCAACCTTCTGGATTTCTCATAGTATCTACATAAGGATCTCTTACTAGCTTTATTCTAACGCTAATTACATCAGCACTAGCATTACTTCTTTTTATTTGTGTTTTTAACAAACGGTATATATATTCTTTTACCAAATATACAACATTATCATCATTCAGCTTAATACCATATTCTGCAAGATCTAGACATGATGTTGATAATTTGTAATATGCCAACTTTGTATCAGTGCTATTAAAATTCATATTCAAAGACTTTATCAATATCTCAGCATTATCTGGATTAAATCCATATCTATCGAAAGCTGCATCACAAGATAAAAATTGTAATTGTCCAATGTCTATAAAGGAAGTACCACTATATTTTATATCTCCTAAAGACTCATATTGAAACAAGCTTGTACTACCCTTTCCAGAGATTGGAGACTTTTTACTACCTGCTTTAACTGCTTGTGGTAAAGTAGGTAGTGCAGTACATGTCTGTTGGATATTGCCTGTGGTTATTGGACCTTTTCTTTTTAAACTTTCACCCTTTGTTGCTTTCAAATAACCCTTTAGGATTGCATGTGTAGATCCTAGGTAGTTATAAAGAGTATTCTTATCATATAAAGCTCTTGGGTTATCCTCTACGTAATCTTCTTTAAACAGTGCCTTGTTAAAACATTCTGCTGATATCTTAACCTTAAAATCTAACTGACCTTTCTCGTTATAGAAGAAATTCTTTTTAGAATAGCTACAATTATCGTTAATCTGTGCCAATGCTTTTACTTTTGGCATTCTATCATCATCTTTTTTATTAGCATCTTTGAAGAACATGAACTTCTGATCTGTTGAATCAAAGTTTACAATACCACTTCCTTCTAATTTAAAGTCTACTAGAATACCACTTACTGGTGAATTACTCATAATTTATGTTTTAAGTTTATATTATTTTGACAAATATACAAAACATATTCTATTAAAATGTAGTTTTTTACTTTTATTATGAGATAATACAGTAATCGATTATTTTACATAGTCAGAATTTATAAATTTTCTTGTCTAAGCCTATCCCCAACCTCTTTAATTATCTGATCATCAGATAATTCTGGGTTTTTTTCTTTTAATGTTCTAAATAACTCATTTTCTTCCTTTTGTAGTTTCTCAATCTCTTTATTCATGGGTGCCATAAGTGTTTCTAGCTTATTTCCCTCTACCTCTACCTCTTTAATAACCTCCATTAGCTTAGATATTGACTTCTCTGGATCAGTTACCTTCTTACTCTTGATGTCTTTTTGTAGCTTATCTAGACTCTCTATATTCTTATCTAGAATAGATACTATTTCTTTTGATCTTTTGTGATATAGTTCTATATTAGATGAAACCTTTAAATACTCTTGTCTTATAGTTACTGCTGATTGTAATAAATTTTCTTGAATCATATTATATCTATTTTTTTAGTTCACTAATTCTTTTCTTACCCGCTTCTTTTACAGTCTTAGCAGTCTCGCCTTTTAAAGCTACACCAATTTCTTCTACTGTTTCTAACTTAGATATCGATTTAACCCTATCACTTGCACTAGGCTTTTTACTAGATTTAGCTTTAGGTTTAGATTCTTTCTTATCAGATTTAGATTCGCCATAGACTTTTATCTCAATTTCTCTCTTAATTCTATCTTTTACTAAGGATGGATTATGTAATAACTCTCTAGTGAATTCCTCAGCTAAAAAATCAATAATAGATACATTATATGAATCCTCCATCATCTCTATAAAATCTAGACGAGGTATTTTCCTATCTATCTCTAAATCAAAAGTAAACGGTACATTCTTCTTGACATTTTTAAACATTGCTATAATCGGATCTTCATCTATCCTCTGTGTTTGTTGTATAGGTTCTGCATTAGATTGTCTTGTTGTAGTTTCCCTAGTTTCGCTAGTTTGTTTAGTATCATAAGATATATCTTGTGATTTTCTAGCATTACTAGGATTTTCACTAGGGGTATCATCACCGTTTATGATTCTATTCATAGCTTCATTCTGCTTATTCACACTATCAGAAACATCAACCTCAGCACCATACTTTTTAGCTAATGCTGCTCTTTCTTCCTCTTCGCTAGATTGTATGATTGCACTCTCATTACTAGAAGGTTTAAAAGAGTCATCTCTATCAAAACTAACATTTTCATCAATCATATCATCTGTTTTTAGATTTTTGATGTCATTAAGCACACTAGAAAAGGCACTAGATGTATCTAAAAAAGAACTAGGATCTATTTGTTCCGAGTATTTAGATGTATCTAATAATACACTCTTATCAATCTTAGTCTTGTTTTCTAAAACTACAGTATCCCCAAAATTATCTAAAACTCTTATAGTTTCTCCTGTCTTATTGTTTCTAAAAGTTTTGTTAGCTAAAGTCATGTTATTTATTTTATTTTTTATTGTTTTAATAATTTTGTTTAAATATTCTATCAAAACACTTTTATTATTTATTATTATATACTTAAATATTAATTTGTTTAATAATACAACAAAAAAAAAGCACACATTGTATAATGTGTGCTTTCTTAATATTAACTATCTACTAGAGGTCGTCAAAAAAGTCATCTTCGTCAGTACTAACTGCTTCTTCTTTACCTTCCGTGAAGTTATTCTCGAAATCGAAGTCGCTTGATTCGGGCTTTTGTTCAGAAGCACTAGTTGAATTAGCACTATTAAAGCTATTAGACGACTTACCAAGTAATATATTCGTAATTTCTGAAATTTTCGAATGTTGTTCGTCAGTAAGTGGCTTAGGGCCGAAGTCTTCTACATTATGATCTCTATCTAATAAAAATCCTTTAATCTTTCCTTGTGCCTTTTGACTTACTTTGTTATTTTCATCTAAAGGTACATTCTTAAACTCTTTAGTTTCTTTAAAGTAGATTGGTAGAGATGTAGTTTGTTGCTTAAACATACTCATTTTGTAATCAGGGTAAGTTGCATCTCCTGTAGAGATTTCTTTTACGATTAATACAAAGTCCTTACCATCTGCTAGTTCAAACACATTACAAGGCTCACCAGAGATTTCTCCATTCTTTTCTGCCGAAATCTTGTCCTTAATTGTCTTACCATACTGCATAACCATAATCTTACCAACTAACTCTGGTTGTTGCTCATCTTCAAGTACTAATACATAAGAGTAGTACTTTCTAGAGTAGTTAAGAACGTTCGCCTTCTCAACAAGAACTGCATTCTTAGAGTTCTTCATCTGGTAAAAAAGATTTGTAAGTGGACATGGTTCTCCAAAGTTTTTAGGAGAGTCATAATAACCACCTAATTCTCTTGGTTCTTTAATTTCTACATAGTGTGAAATCTTTTCAAGTGCTACTTGTCCCAATTTACCTTCCTCTGTTAGGTTAGGTAAAAACCTAACAACTGAACGATATCCTCTTTTAGTGTCCTTAACCTTTGTCAAGTCAACACGATAAATTCCATCGTTGTTTGAGGTCTTTTTTTCCTCTAAGAAGTCCATTTTCGTGTCTAGACTTCCGTCAAATAATTGATCTAATTCTTCCATAATATTGCTTTTTATTTATTTTTATATTCAACTTAATTGTTGATATATGTTATATTAAAAAGGTCTGAAAAGTTTATATTTATTTTTATTTATTTTTCTTTATTTCCCAACACTTTATAATACTGAATCTTTATATAAGCAATATTACTGTTTGTTTATTTTTTAGTATTTATTTAACATATTCACCCTATCTATCTAAAGTTCACTGTGTCCAAATAATAGATAGTTCAACTAAAGGAACTTCTAAATATGGTTTATCAAGGTTTTTGAAAGATATTATCCCAGTTTCTGCTTCTTTATTATATACTCTAAGATATACCATTTCCTCATATTCCCAAAACACTAAACAACCTTCAAATAGCTTGGAATCTGGTCTTGTTGTTTTATCTGTTGTATCTAATTTCATTGTTTCTTAGTCTTTATAACATTCACTCTATCTAGCTGATACTTCTCTATGTCTAAAGAATGGTTATCTTTCATAGTTCTAAATATACTTATACACATCTCACCCATTAATACACAATCTGTAAGTGCATCATGGTATCCTTTCATATCTATATCTAGTGCTGGACCGATTTTGGACAAAGAAGATGATATAAGACCATTGTCTCTATCAGATGTTCCAATTTTATTTAGGAGTTCTTTATAATGGTTATCAGTTTCAGATAATTTTTGGAAAATAGGTATTAAATATAACCTAATAAGCATTTTAGTATCAAAAACTTCTTCAACTATTTTATGATTATACCTACCAGTTAACATATCAACATCAAACGGTGCGTTTTGTGCAACTAATAGACTAGGAGTATTTTGTTTTATAAATTCAAAAAAACTATCTAGTACAATATTTTCATTTTTATACACATAATCACCATCATCATAATGATTAAACTCTAATATAGGCTTAACTATATCATAACGCCTAATTGTTTCAGCGGTTAATAATATTTTTTCATCAAATTCTGCCTTGTATAAGAATTTATTTTCTAAATAATCATATTTAACTAACTTAGCAGACACTTGAGTTAGTTGCTCTATTTTAGAACCTTTGAGTCCTGTGGTTTCAGTGTCCAGTAAAATCCAATTTATTTCAGATTTATTTTCTAACCAACTAAGCATTTCTGGTATTGACTTGTAATTCATTTTATTTATTTTAAGGTTATTCTTCTAGTTTAAACATAGTCTTTTCATCTGCCGAGTACATAACTTTTTTAGATGATAGAGTAGCATTGTAATTATCAACAACATACTTTTTACCCTTACCTTTCTTCACATAAGCTATTGTGATATGTGGATTATAATCAGGGAAGTCTGTAGTATGTGGCAATATAGATAATTTTTCATTAATATCTAACAATTCTTTAGTTTTTTTAACTTTGAATTTAACAACATCAAACTTATCATTCTCAAATAAATCAACTGACTCTAATTCTATATCAATAGAAGTATAACCTTCAAATGCCTTTTTCACGTCATCTATGCTAACTTCATCTTTATGAAGTCCAAATAGAAGTGTTAAGTGAGGCTCATCTTCCAAACCATCTTCACCTATATCCTCTTTGTCTATAAAGCTAGTTATTTCTTCCCAGTTCTTAACATTGAAGTATAACATAGCACATCCATATTCATATATTTTTTCTTCTTTGGTTTCGTTTTTCTCATTGATGAACAATGAATAGCTTGTAATTATCATATTTTTACTTATTTTTAATTTATATATATATTAAAATATTATATTTGTAAAAAAAAACAACTGCTATGGAAAAATTTTCAATGAAAGAACTTCTTAAAAATAAGTATGGAGAACCAGAAAAGAATAAAAAAACCGCTTCGTCTACTAAAAAGTCAACTAAGAAAAAAGTAAATGATGGTAGTAAGTATGAAACTAAAATAGTTAATGGTATTAAGTATATGGTTCTTAGGTAATTACTTAATCTTAATATCTAAGTAGCTTTCATCTTCATCTGCACCTAAATCTTGTTCCATATCAAGGTCGAATCCTTTATCAACAACATGGTGCATTACTGAGTCAAATTTACTTTTGTGTATATCTAGCTTATCTAACATCTTATCCAATACTCTTACTGTTACAGATTCACCATCACTTCTCATTTTTTCTAAACGAGGAAGTATTTCAGTTGCTATTTTTTCTGTCTCGGTGTGATCTGTATTACCTCTAGAATCTTTATCATACTCAAAGCTTTCGTTAAAAGGAGACATTAAGTGTTTTAAGTTCCATGATGGTATAAACTTTTTATTCTTTTTTTCAAAATCTTCATATGACTCTAATCCATTCTCAATAGGATTTCTAATATACACAATATTAGCACCTTCCTTACTCATATCTGATATTCTATTCCCTATATCTGTCTTAGAAGATAACTTCATAACTCTTTCCAGCTGGTCTACACTTTTTTGCCTAGGTAAAGATTCATTTATTACTTCTACTTCACTGAATTTGCTTAAATATTTCATAGTTTATTTTACTCATTTTAAGTTTATCACTTATGTTATATATTAAATTAAAAAAACACATAGTGTGATTATGTGTTTTTTTAAATAATGTTATTTCATATACTATTTTTCGACTCTATCATGAACCTTTATTGGTGAATCAGAAGGAAATCTTGTGTCAGAAGTATATATAAAATTACCACCAAACATTGAATGTTTACCTGAATCTAATATGCTCTTGGGTACTGCACTCAATACTTCTTTACCATAAATAGTTCTCTTAATAAGAACTAAGTAATCTTCACCCTCGCTTGTCTTAAATGGCGATTTCGAACCTTCGAATACAAGCATCAATCTATCTTTTTTACTACTTAAACCATTTGCACTTGTATCACCCATGCCACTAGGTCTGAACACACTAACCAACAAACCATTAAGTTCACCTTCTAAAGATTCTGTTATATCCTCATCATATATGTCCAATATATTTTGTTTAAGTATATCAAATTTTTCCTTATCATCCTCTTTTATTGATTTGATTATATCACTAATTATTCTTGCCTCGGTGTGATAGTTGACATCTACTGCTGAATCTTTTAACTTTCCTAAGTCCTCTATAGAACTATCAAAGCTAATTTTTAGGAACATATCAACCATGCCATCATAATCATAATCACTTGAATATTGATCACCCAATTTATACACTTTGCTTTCATTTATGAAGCTTGTAAAAGTCTTTTTTATATTTGCCATCTATATTTTTTTTACTTTTATATATTAAATAAAAAAACCCATAATATAATTATGGGTTTTCATTAAAATAAAATATAAATCTCTAGAAATCTTCATCAAGGTCATCATAATCAATAGCTTTATCAGATACTTTTTGATATTCACCCACTCTTTTTTCGAAAAAGTTGGTTTTGTTTTGTAAAGAAAGCATATCCATAAAATCAAATGGATTTTCAGAATTATAAACTTTTTCACAACCTAGTTCTAATAACCAGAAGTCTGCAACGAACTCTATATACTGCTTCATAAGGTCTGCGTTCATACCAATAAGTGCAACTGGTAAAGATTCTGATACGAATTCTTTCTCAATTTCAACAGCATCACATAATATAGCCTTAATTCTTTCTTTTGGAACTTGGTCTATAACATGATCGTTATGTATCATAGTTGCAAATTGACAATGTAAACCTTCATCTCTTGATATAAGTTCATTTGAAAATGTAAGACCTGGCATTAAACCTCTTTTCTTCAACCAGAAGATAGAACAAAATGATCCAGAGAAAAATATACCCTCAACTGCTGCAAAAGCAATTAAACGCTCAGCAAATGAATCTGATTCAATCCATTGTAAAGCCCAATCTGCTTTCTTTTTCACAGAAGGTACAGTCTCTAGTGCATTAAACAAACGCTCTTTCTCCTCATTATCTTTGATGTAAGTATCAATTAATAGAGAGTAAGTCTCCGAGTGAATATTTTCTACCATGATTTGGAAGCCATAAAAGAATTTAGCCTCTGCATACTGAACTTCAGTTAAGAAATTTTCAGCTAAATTCTCGTTAACTATCCCATCACTCGCCGCAAAGAAAGCCAAGACATTCTTAACATAAAATCTTTCATCATCATTTAACTTATTTTCCCAATCGTCCATATCTTGTGATAGATCAATTTCTTCGGCAGTCCAAAATGAATGTTCTGCTGTTTTATACATTTGCCAAATATCGTTATGTTGTAATGGAAATATTACAAATCTATTTGGATTTTCCTTTAAAATTGGTTCTTCTTGTTTGCTCATATAATTAAATTTTGTTTACTATATATATCATTATAACTCTACTATGTTTAGTTATTTCTAGATATTTTTTGATATCTTTTGATATGTTTAACTTATATTAATATAAGACTTGTTTATCTATATATTTTTTCAAACTTTATCTGTCCACAATCAAATATTTTATAAGAACCAAGGTTATCTTCCATTATTTTGGATTCTGATAAATTTTTATCATAACCCATCTTAATAAGCTTTTTCTTAGTCCACTTTTGTTTATTTGATCTATTTTTATTAACTATATATGAATAATTGGGATATGTGATATTTTTAATATAAAATCCTAGATTAGTATACAAATTACCAGTTGACCATGATTTATCTGCAAATGATATGACACGAGTTGGTTTATATGTTTTATTAAAATATGATATTAATTTACTAGCACCTCCTATAACACTAGTATTTATTTTATTACAAAACCTTGACAAATTCCATTCAGAGTCTAACATCTTCTTACGTCCTTCAAAATGGTCAAATGTCATCAAGGACACCAATTCATCATTGTAATATAGTCCTATTTTTAAAGATGCAGATACATATCCCTGTATATGGTTATTATTTAAGAAGTTTCTATATTCACTAACATCATCTATTTCTTTTATAACACATTTTCTACCATATATTTTATTATCCGTTAATCCAATCCAATTTTTTATCTGACTTTCTAAGATATCCCTTCTATCTGACCAATCATCTTCCCAAATATGTATAATTCTTATATCCCTTTTGTTAAAATGCTTGGTTTTGTCTAGGTGATAGTTTTTATCTTTGAATAATTCACTATGCCAGTATAATCCATTAAACTCAAATCCAATTTTTAATTCAGGTAAATATATGTCTATTTCTAGACCATCTCTATAGGATTGTATAATTTGCCCATTATATATGCTCTTTATAAAGTTATACAATTCTAATTCCTTAAACGAAGTACTCATAACTGGGAAACATGTAGTGCATTGCTTATTATTTAGTCTATTCCTAGAATGGTATAAACTAGAATTGGTAATAAATGTGTGGTTTTCTTTGTTATCACAATACATCTCATGTTTTCCCAAACCTAAGTAATTCATATAATTCGTACTAGTATTTAAGTTAGTTCTAATATCACAACCTCTATATTTCTCAAACATTAATTCTTTATACATTTTAGTTTTTGTATAATTATCAACACCCCATCTATTTATATTGTCTTTTTTAAGTTTATCAATCACTTTTCCCAACTTCATATGATGTGTGACACCATATTTTACCATATTTTGCTTCTTTATTATATTTTTAATTTCCTCTGACTCAAAAGGATTATCAACACCAAAGTTATGTTTAGTTGTTATTTTTTTCTTTGCCTTTATTTCATCTATTTGTGATACGTTATCAACTCCATATCTTTCATTATTTGTCTTTTTCACTTTTTCATTCACTTTATCGTAATCTATCATAGATTTACTTTTTTTGATTTTATCTCTGACCACTTCACTTTTAGATGGATTATCAACACCCCATTTATCTATGCTATTTTTTTTAAAAGATAATATTTTAGTACTAATTAAGGCTAAATTATTATTAGAACATTTATAAGAACAAAATTCCCTATATCCCCTTTTTATTGATAAAAATTTTACATTACCATCACATGATTTACACTTAGCTTTTTCATTTTCTATTAAGTATACCTTTTCTGTAAATGATATTCCAATTAAATTATTTGTAAATTCATAAAAATTGGGCAAATTCTTTTTAACCCAAGACTCTTTTACTGAGTGTTGACTTACCTTTTCTATAAATGTATTATATTCTTCTCTTGTTTTATTATCCATTTTCTATATATAATCTAAACCATCGCTCCTTGCAAAAAACACTAAAAATATATTTTTTATAATGATTATGTTGTCAATATATAATTATTTAGTATATTTGTTTTAAATAAATATAATGAAATTCATATACAATAGTGTATTTTACATTTGTAATAAGATTGGTAGTAACATAAGACCTAATAGCTGGCAAAGTTGGGAATCAGTCAGAATGACATGCACCATTCCAAAAAAAGTGTATTTAGATATTAAAGGAACTAGTGGCGATATTGAATTTATAATATATGATGATAATAGTCCTAAAGTGTCTTATGTATTATACAATTCTACTATAGAAAGAATGACAATTTCATCGGCTTTCAAAAACGGTGATGTTAGAGTTACATTTATATTGTCAGTTACTGATTCACAAGCTATAGAAAATAAATCATTTATAAGAAATTTAAAGTTAAAGCAAGTATATCTTTAAAAATAAAAGCCAGAAGTAGCGAATTTCTGGCTTTTTATAGTTGTTATAACTACACCGATCCTAAAGTAAGGGCATTCGCCCCTCGGTGTTAAAAGTATATATTATTATTCAAAGCCTCCTTTTATTAAACTTTTTAGAACATTGAGCATAAAACAATAAATAATAAATAATAAAAATCATTAAAATGACAAAACACGAAGTAAAAGTAGAAATCACAGAGAAAGACTCTATCTTGAGTATGATTAACAAAGCCTATCCCAAAAGTATGAAGGGTAGGATAAATGGTAATGAGAACTTTATGGAAATATATAGCACTAGTGATAGTTTTTCTGTATTCAAAGGTCTTAATGGCTCAACTGCTAAGATAAGTAATCAAGAGATTATAGATGGAACTATTAGAGTTATGGTAAAGGAAGAGAAAGGAATTGTCAAACTATACCCCATTTCTATTTATTGCATAGATGATGAACAAGGTAGATATATCTTTTACTAATATGAGAGATATAAAACTAGATTGGAATGACATATCATTAGTACCACAGGCTATAAGTAGCATATCTTCAAGAAATGAAGTTACTATAAAAGACTTATATAATATGCTTCCTTTATTCACTGCACCAATGGATACAGTTATTGATGGGGATAATTCTAAAACATTTCACGATAAGGATATAAACGTTTGTCTACCTAGAAATGTTAAGTTCAAGAAAGGCAGTGAACAGAAGTATTTCTATTCATATGGACTTGATGATATTATAGAGAAAGTAAATAATGATTTGTTATTACCAAATAGGATACTAATAGATGTTGCTAATGGTCATATGGAAAAACTTATAAATATATCAAAAAAGATAAAAGATAAGTATGGCAATGATAAGGAACTTATGGTTGGTAATATAGCCAACCCAGAAACATATAAAACTTATTGTGCTATTGGTGTTGATTATATAAGAGTTGGTATAGGTGGTGGAAGTTCTTGTACAACATCTGCCAATGTATCTATCCATTACCCAATGGCATCGCTTATATCAGAGTGTTATGATATAGGATTGTTGTATGCTAAGCCAACAAAAATAATAGCAGACGGTGGCTTTAGAAGCTTTTCAGATGTTATAAAAGCCATTGCAGTTGGTGCTGATTATGTTATGCTTGGTGGTATTTTTAATAAATGTATGGAAAGTTGTAGCACTAGTTATACTAAGCTTAGTGATAATACTTATGTAGAAAAGGATTATATGACTGCTAGGACATTATTTGAAAGTGGTGATAATGTATATAAATACTATAGAGGTATGTCAACAAAAGAAGTACAGAAAGCCTGGAATAAAAAAGATTTAAAAACAGGTGAAGGTATAACCAAATATAACTTGGTCGAATATACTTTGGACGGATGGGTAGAAAACTTTAGCGATTATTTAAAATCCGCTATGTCATATACTGGGTGTAGAACACTAGAAGATTTTATAGGCGGACCAGAGATTATTCAAATATCACAAATGTCTTTTAATAGATTCCATAAATAAAAAAAACCACCTTAGAGGTGGTTTTTTTTATTTATTTGTTTTATACATTATGAAAGTTTTAAAACCAGCCTTAGTAGTTTTGTCTGTTTTAGACAAACAATCTATTTTATCAGCTATTCTTTCTTCATCACCACCTTTCTCTATCCACACAGCATCTATTAACATGTTATCAGATAATATCTTACTTATATCAATGTAAGATTCTCCTTCCAATGTATTAGCATAAAACTGTGTTTTTAATGGACTATCCGCAATTTTGTGTATAGTTAATGTTTCATCATCAAATTCAATTGTCTCTATATAAGTTTCGTCCACTTCAGCACTTTCTTTTATAAACATTGCCATTGTTTTTATAAATCTTTTGTTTCTTTTTTCCATAATTATATTGAGTATTTTTTGAGTATTTTTTTTATATCACTAAATGATTTTGTAGTTAGTTTAGCTCTTTTGACATCCATGTAATCAATTTCACCATCCTCATAATCAAATTCTAACCAAGTAAGTGTCCCAGCTTCAATCTTCACAAAGCATTTAGTTTTCTCTTTCTTATCAGTCATATCATATGTGACCGAAAAATTAAATCTAACTTGCTCTGGTATACTTCCTTCGTAACTATTATCCCTATTAGGATCTTTACTATCTAAACGATAGTCCATAAATACCTTATTAGATCCTGGTACAAATGCAACTCTTTTATATGTTGCTTTAGGATTACTAAAAGTTAGAGTTTTGGGAAAATCCGACTCTTTGAATTTTTTATAATATTCTAATGAATAGTTTAATTCAGGTGTATAATTTTCGAATTTTTTAATATGATTCATAAAGTATATATTAAGTTACAAATATTGCTTATCTTATCAAATCTAAATCAATCTTAATGAACTCATCTTTATATCTCCATATGAATCCCATTGCTGTCTTTGACAAACCCCTACACACATTTGCTATATTGCCTTTATTATAACCTAGTTCTCTATTTACTTGAGCTGGGGAATCCCATTCTTTTAAAAAGTTACCATCTAAACTATATTGATACACAATTTTCTTTGAGTTACTAAGTTGTTTTTTCCAAACTTCTTTTTCTTTTTTAATATTATGGTCTTGTAAAGACTGCCATATTTTCTTTCCACTAAAACCTAATTCCTTAGAAATACTTGGTATAGATAGATTATCCGTTATATATAATTTGTATAGTAAGTCTTTATCAATTACTTTTTTAATATTATTACCACTCCTATTATAGTTTGGCCTATCTATGTATATGTCTTTCACAGACTTTGAAATTTCTTCTTTATGTGAATTTGTCAAAGTACATCCTAGTTTGGATTTTCTCATTTTTAGCTTACTATCTTTATTATGTTTATAACCATTGAGTCCTATGCCACCACTAGTTAAGTTTGTTAGGTTAAATCCCCAGCATCTTAGTTGTGTTATCCAGTAAGTTTCCCAAAACTCCCAATCCTCACTAGAAACCTCATCAATAACTTCTATAGTAGGTTTTTTATCTTTTTCAAGTAGAGATCTAATCCAATTAGCTTTGTGAGATTTTGATCCTAGCTTAGAAGTTGTTATATGTGCATTTAGCCTTTTATTTACCTTTAATTGGGTTTTGCCAACATACCTTATCTGATTAGTTATTGGATCCACTAGTGTATATATGCATATTGTTTTCATATATTATATATGAGAAAAATATGGATACCATAGATGGTGAACAAAGATTTTATTTTTTAACCATGAAGAAGAATGATGAATTAGACATTTCGCCTATATAATCCGTAACCTCCTTAGTTTCCTCCTTTCCCTGTGATACCAAGTCAGCTCCATTTATCTTAACAGCACCAGGCAATGAGAAGTCATACCTACCAACCATGTTGCCTAGTTGTTGTTTAGCATACCCTGCTACATATTTAAAGAAAAGGTCATCGTTAAATAAATTCTCTTTAGGAATATCGGCATAGGCTTCCATAATCACGTTGTGCTTAATATTAGTCAATATGTGTAATCTGTGGTTTAATTGGTTGTATTGGTGCTTTAATGTATACTTATTCATCTGGTTAAGCATATCAGACATACTATCTAGTACTGTTTTATACACCCCAAGCTCACCGATTGTGGTTACGTAGGAAGATAGGTAGGGTTGATTTGTAACACCTAAATTAACCGACATATTAGGAGTATTAATACCCAACTGAAACAATGAATCCCCTCTAACTTCATATAAGTAAGTTACAGACTGTATTTCACAAGGAACTGTCACATAGTTATACTTAGTAAATTCATCTGTCTGAAAGGCTTCCTTTCTTATTAAAAAGTACATTTTCTGAACTGCATACATATAAGACCTATAGAAATATGGCAATGCTCTTTTTTCTATTGTAAGCCTTATTGCCTCATCTGGTAATGTCTTAGGTAAAGAACATGCTATTGTTAATTCTGTTTGTATAGAATCTATAAACTCTTCTATTGTTTGACCACCTTGAAATGGTTTGTAATCTTCTCCTTCCATAAATAAATAGTATTTTACTTATATATTATTTTCTGATATTAAGAAAGTGGCTATATTTGATATATACTAAAACATATATGCTTACTCATGCGAGAACTAATAGAAAAAAAGACATGCAATATAGGATCATTGTGTAGCTTTTTGAATAAAAGTGAGAATTTTTTGTATTTAAAACACATAAATGACTCACTTGGTAAATCATTTATGGATATTCCCTTAACAACATCAGAAAAAATATATTATTATATAAATAGAATTAATATACCGAATCTATGTTTTTGTGGACAAAGAACTAAGTTCATAGGCTTTAAAAATGGACATAGAAAAACATGTGGTTCTAAAGAATGTGTAGTTATATCAAGAAAAAATACTTGTATAGATAAATATGGTGTAGACAATCCTAAGAAGTCAAAAGAGATAAAAGATAAAGAACAATATAAGATTAAAGAGAAATGGGATGGTAAGCATTATATGCACAATAATGATGTTAAGGCTAAATTTAACTCCACTATGGATGATAGGTATGGTGTTAAATGGGCTCAGCAATCAAATCTAATATCTAACAAAAGCATAAGTACCTTTTCACACAACACAGATAGAGAGGGTATAATTAGAACAAGGGCAAATTCTAATAAAGACAAATCATTAGATGAAAAGAAGTTAATAGATGAAAAGAAGAAGAAAACACTAGAAGAAAATTGGGGTAGTATATCATTGTTTAATGACTATAGGAATGAGAAGATAAAAGAATCATCAATGAAAAAATGGGGAGTTGACCATCACTTTAAGGCAAATACAATAGCTAAAAAAAGAATTGATTCTTATAATAATACACAAATGAAAAGTCTTATAGATTCTTTACCACAAAAAGTATCCTTTATATCAAAGAAGCAAAATAATAACAATACTGATACTGTGTTTAAGCTAGGATGTGGAACTTGTGATAAGCATTTTAGTATAAATAGACAACTTATGTGGTTTCGTATTAAATCAAATAGTGGTGTATGTGTATATTGTAATCCTATATCTAGTGGTAAATCTAATAAAGAGCTAGAAGTATTAGACTTTATAAAAAGCATATACAAGGGAAAGATTGTTTCAAATGCTAGGGATATTATATCAAAGGAGTTAGACATATATATACCTTCTTTAAAAATAGCATTTGAGTTTAATGGACTTTATTGGCATAGTGATTTGTTTAAGACCAAGAGTTACCATTTAGACAAAAGTAAAGAGTGTGAAGATGTTGATATTCAATTAATACACATTTGGGAAGATGATTGGGATTATAAGAAAGATATTGTAAAATCTATTATATCTTATAAGTTAAATAAATCAGATAGGATATTTGCTAGAAAGTGTGTTATTAAAGAGATAAAAGATAACTCTATAGTTAAGAAGTTTTTATTAGACAATCATATACAGGGATTTGTTGGTTCTAGAGTTAAAATAGGCTTATTTTTTGAGAAAGAACTAGTTAGTTTAATAAGTTTTGGTAGCCTTAGAAAATCTTTAGGTCATAAATCCTCTGCAAATAGATGGGAGTTATTAAGGTTCTGTAATAAGATAAATACATCTGTTATAGGTGGTGCATCTAAGTTATTTAATTTCTTCATAAAGAATTATAATCCAGAATATGTAATGAGTTATAGTGATTCGTCTAGGGGAAAGGGAAATCTGTATGATGTATTAAAATTTAAAAGAAATCATCAAACTGCACCTAATTATTACTGGGTCATTGATGGTATAAAAACACATAGGTTTAACTGGAGGAAGGACAAGCTTGTTAAAATGGGGTATAGTTCAGATAAAACAGAAATAGAAATAATGAATGAAATTGGATATTATAGAATTTTTGATTGTGGATCTTGTAGATGGGACTGGTTGGGTAAATAAAGCATTATCTTAACTTCATTTTAATAAATGTCATAACAATATTTTCTTTTGTCTTATTATCCTCTGTATTAAACCATTTCCAGGTAAAGGTAGATTCCAAAAATACTGTTTTATCTCGATAAGAATCTATTACTCCTAACATGTTATCCTTATCACTTTCATCTAGGCTATAATTTATATCTAACCCATCACATATTCTATACATAGCTATTCTATCCTTATCTTTATATGCAACAGTAGCATTTATATACGTATTATTTTTTTTCTTATCTTTAACTTTATCTGGATGTGTTATTTTAGCAATAGACCTATATAATTGTCTTAACTTTATATCATCATCCACTTTTCCAACAGACTCTTCAATGCTTTCCTTCTCTTCCTTATTATCATCATTCTTTTTACTTTCTTGTGATATTTCATTTTTAAGTTCTTTTATTTTATTTTCTAAGTCTTTGTTTAGAGCTTGTTCTAATTTATTGTTATATGCTTTTTTAAGACTAGGATTATCTTCTAGAACATCATCAATAGCTTTTGTGAATAAATCATCAGAATTTGAGACTATTTCGGATACATAATTATAGTTTTCTTCTATATAATCTAACTCTTTTATAAGTTTTTTCAATTCTAACTCTTTAATTCTATCCATTGGGTGGTGGTTACCTTTATATTTATATATTATAAGAAACATGTTTTGTTTATATTTTAATACATAATATACAAATTAATATATACTCTATGAAACATATAAAACCTTATAAGATATTCGAGAGTGCTAGTCCTAACTTCCCAACTACAAGAGAAGAAGTTATACAAGTGTGTGAAAATTATGAAATAAAAAACTATACTATTAATGATGATTTAAGTATTGATATTTCTGGTGGTGTTTTTTTGCGTAATAAAAAATTAGAATACTTACCACTTAGATTTAATTATGTGAGTGGTAGTTTTAATTGTTCTTATAATCGTAAATTAAGATCATTAAAAGGTAGTCCACAAACAGTAGGTGGTCATTTTTATTGCCATAGTAATAAATTAAAAACATTAGAAGGTTGTCCACAAACAGTAGATGGTTTTTTTGATTGTTCTCATAATGAATTAAAGACATTAGAGGGTAGCCCACAAACAGTAGGTGGTAATTTTTATTGTTACAAAAATGAATTAAGAGACTTAGAACATTTCCCAGAAGTGAATGGGTTTATAAGTATAAAGAAAAACGCAGTATATCACTTAGTATATACTTTTATTCAAAATGCTAATATCTTTATGATAGAAGACTTTGTAGACTATGAA